CCTAATTTCACGCTGGCAGAATTAACTGTCACCGATCACCGAGAATTTAAAAATGAACCTAACCCTAGTGAAATTGCAAATCTCCAACGCTTGGCTGGCCTGCTGGAACAAGTTAAAAGCGTTTTGGGCGGCGTACCAATCATGGTCAACAGCGCATTTCGGAGCAAACAAGTAAATGACGCTGTAGGCAGCAAAGACACCAGCCAGCATCGGCTTGGCTGCGCTGCGGACATCCGCGTGCCTGCAATGACGCCAGATCAAGTGGTCAAAGCGGTCATAGCGGCCAAACTGCCTTTTGACCAGCTAATCCGTGAGTTTGACCGTTGGACGCATATTTCGGTGCCCAATGACCCCAAGGGCAAGCCTCGGGGCCAGGTGCTAATCATCGACAGTAAGGGTACTCGCCCGTACTAACTGCATAGCGTCCTTCAGATCACCGCGCAGTTGCTCAATGGCGTCCTGTTGGGCTTGCATTCGTAAGTACGAATCCAAAGCGAATTTCGCTAAGGTTTCGTGGTTCCATGCTGCGAAGTTTGGTAGGTCTGACATTTTTTGATCTAGGTTTAGGACAATCTTCGGGCGGCACTACCGCGCACCATACGGCTTGTGGTGGCAACTGCTGTTGGGCCTCTAGCCATCTATCTATGTAAGTATCAGGCATATTTTGCAGAGCGGCATAAATCGTGTCGTGTTTCTTTTCTAGCCTTTCAGATATTTCTTTTGCTGTTAGGCCGTCTTGGTATTGGCGCAATAGCTGCCTAATTTTTGGGTGACTTGGTTTCATCCGTTCTTCTCCTTTGCGGCAGCTTCACCAAGCCTAAAAAATCTCAAATCAGATTCCGTCATAGCGTGGTATTCGTCGCCTAAATAATCAGCAATTTCCTCATCAGTCAGCCCAGCCCACGGGCGCTTATAAACTTGGATGTCATCATCGTCATTTAGCTTGTCCAGCGCCGCTGCCTTTTTGCTTTTGTAGCCTGTCATCACTTCCCCCAAATAAAGTAAGCCAGCAGCGTCATTGCTGTGGTCACAACTATCACCGATACCAGCGTCTTAACAGTGCCAAGTGTGTCTTCATAGGGGTCAGTGTCAACAACCCTGCCATGTTCGGCGTATGCCTTGTTTGTGGCCTCCATGCGCTGTTTCCTGATTGGGCAATCTCGGCCATTGGTGCATTTTCCATAGTCACAGCAAGTCATTTGTACTCTCCTAAACGTGTATTCAAACGCTCTATGCGGGTCATATTCATATCCAGCACAGCTTGAGCATACTCACACGCCGCCTCTGCCTCAAGGCGGTCAAGATGGGCACAAGCAAGCTCTCGCTGGATGACCTCTGCTGGCGTAAGGTCGCGATAGTAGTCTTTCAAAAACTTTAAAAATTTCATGGTAATTTAGCTTCCTTTAGTAGTTCAAGTCTTTCCCGCGCGACGCGCAGGGTGTTGTACCGCTGGTGCATACGCTCCAGTATGGATACTCTTTTGAGCGTATTGCGCTCGTTGTTCAGTAAGCCCAGCACTTCCTCTTCGGTCAGTGTGGGCAGACGGTCATTTAGACTTCGCCAAGTGTTTTTCAATTCGTGTCTCCAGTTTGATGATCAGGTTGACGCAGCGGTCATGCGACCGCCAAAGAGCGTTTAACTGGCGCTCGCGTATTTTGAGTTCGGCCTTGGCCGCTTTAAGTTGTGCTTTTAATTGATTTAACATAGTTCTTCCATTGCAATATCAGAAATAGCGCGTTTGTCGTGCAGCGCGGCCCAGATGCGCTCGTCCACCGTCTTGTTGGTCAACATCACGTAGCACCACACGTCATGCCGCTGGCCGCTACGATGCAAGCGCCCGATGGTCTGTTCATACAACTCAAGCGACCAGGGCAAGGACAAGAAAACGATCCGGCACCCGCCGTACTGAAGATTAAGCCCGTGGCCTGCTGACTTGGGGTGGACAAGCAGCAACTCAATGGTGCCTGCGTTCCACCGCTCAATTGCTCGGTCGTCGTCAAGTGTCTGAGCATGGGAGTAACGCCGCTTGAGTTCGGCCAGTTCCTCTTGATAGTTGTAAACAATAAGCGTGTTAGCACGTTGGTTCTCCTCCAGTAACTCATGCAGCCGGTCAAACTTAGCCGTGTCAAACCACACTGGCGTCTGCACCGTTACCCACTTTCCAGGTATCTCCGATGGGCTCTGTACGGTGTGGTACACAAACCCGCTGGCAAGCTGCTGCAACTTGCCGGTCACCACAGCCGCGTTGATGGCCGTGATGTCTTGCAACTTGAAGTCTTTCTTCATGGTGTCGTAGGGCTTGCGGTTGTACAGATCGCAGCGCACTTCTACCGTGTGAAGCGGGGGCAGCTTGTCACTATACTCACCCGCATCCAAGACAAAAGTGGCAGGTTTTATCACGGCCATTACTTTCTCAAGACTGCCCTTACGCGGCATCCACTCACCAAAGTCTGGGTTGATTAGCACGAAATACTGCTGCTGGAAAGCACCCTTGCTGCGGCCCAACAGGCTCTGGTCAACGATCTTGCATTGGCCGAACACGTCCTCCAAGCCGTTGCTGGTGAACGAGCCGGTCAGCCCCCAGCGAATCTCAATGGGCGTGAGGAATTTAAGCAAGTCTTTGAAGCGCTTGCCGCTGGGGTTCTTGAGGCGCGTCAGTTCGTCAAACACCACCGCGTCAAAGGTGCCCGTGGGCAGGTTCTCGTAGTTGGTCACCACCACCTGGGCGTTGGACGCCAGCGCAGCGGCCCGCTGCTTGACCGAGCCCACGGCCACGGCCAGCGTCACGTCAGGTGCCCACTTGGGCTGCTCGACCGGCCAGACGCTGGCGGCGACCCGCTTGGGGGCCAGCACCAGAAAGCGTTTGACGTGCCCGTCCTTGAGCATGGCCTGCATGGCGGTCAGCGTGATGGCCGTCTTGCCCGCGCCCACAGGGGCGAGGATCATCGCCCTGTCGCGCTCGTACAGGAAATCAGCCGCCTCGTCTTGGTAGGGTCTTAACTCCATTGCGCCGCCATTGCGTCAGCAATGCCTTGGTAAGTTGCGCTGCGAATCTTCCAACGGTCTTTGGATGGAGGTAATTTGTTCTGCCCGCTGGCGGTTTGGTTGCCCCTGCGCGTTTTACCGTCACCTGGCAGCAGATCAGTCGGCGTCAGCAAAGGCAAGTTCTTGAGCCACAGGCAAGTCTTTTTGCTGGCGTCATGCCCAAACCACCACGGCTGCACAATCTGGTCGGGCTTGCGGATGCGGCTGCTGATGACGCTAACAGGGTTTTCAATGGCGATGCGCTCAATCGGCGCGTCCATCAATAATTGCACGAACGCCAGCGCGTCCTCAGTCAATTGCGGGTCGCGCAATCCCCGTGTTGTCCAGTGCATCCCACTGACGCTAAGATACGTGCATGGCGGGTGGGCAATCATTAAGTCCCAGCCATGATCTAAGATGTCCGACACACTGCATTGATAGTGATCCCCAAGGGGTGATTCACTTGGCAATAGATCACAAGACGCGGCGTAATGCCCAGCGCGCAGGAACGCATCGCGGACAGCGCCGCTGTATTCACAAGCTACCAAAACTCTCATCGATTTGTTCCTTCGTCCATAGACATACATACCTCTGATTGAGCCGCGCCATGTCTGCGGCAAACAGCTTTTGCAACTCTGATAACCTACCGCCCTCGGTCTTGAGTTCCACGAACCAAGTGCTGCCGTCAGGCAGGCAAGCTATCCTGTCCGCTACGCCCTTGCGCCCCGGTGAGGTGAACTTGTAGGTCTTACCGCCAAGCCGTTCCACCGCCCAGACAAAATGATTTTCTACATCTTTTTCTTTCATGTCAAGAAGTTTAGCACAAAAAGTTGTGGTACAGTTGTGGCTCACAAACACTAAAGGACTCTAAATGCAGCATTCCAGTATCGTCGGCGGCTCAACCGCCAAGAGGGTAATCAACTGCCCTGGCTCTGTGGCCTTAGTCGCCAAGATGCCGTCCAAGCCCAGCAGCAAGTATGCTGACGAAGGCACGCTCCTACACAACGTCATCGCAGAAATTGTGATGTCGGGCCTGCCGCCAGAGCATTACCTTGGCACCGTGTACGAAGACCAGACGCTGACCCAAGAACTAATCGACAACAAGCTAAAGCCCGCGCTGGCCGCGCTGGACGAGATTGACCCCAAGCAGGAGATGGAAATTGAGGTCGAGACAAGCGTTAATTTCGGTGACCTACTGCCTGGTGTGTTTGGTTCAACTGATCTTATCGGTCGCATTGGCAATCGTGCTGTTGTGCTGGATTGGAAATTTGGCGACGGTGTTGCTGTTGAAGTCGAAGAGAATGAGCAACTGATGTTCTACGCCGCTGCGGCCATGCGTACGCCAGCCGCTCAGTGGGCCTTTGAGGGCGTGACCGAGATTGAGATGGTCATTGTGCAGCCGCCTGCCGTGAAGCGCTGGGTGACCACACCAGCGCGCATTGCGGAGTTTGAATTGCAGTTGGTGCAGGCTGTCAAGATGAGCGAGAAGAAGACCGCGCTGCTACGCTCTGGCGATCACTGCCGCTGGTGCGCTGCCAAGCCGGTGTGCCCACAGATGACCGGCGCAGTCGAGCGCGCTTTGCAGACAACCATCGACAACCTTGACCCGCCGACCATTGCCACCTATCTTAAAAACGCTGATATGCTGGAGCAGTGGATCACCGATCTGCGGGCCTTGGCGCTCCAGTTGCTGGAGAGCGGTGCCAAGCTGCCTGATTACAAACTGGTCGCCAAGCGTGCGATCCGTTCATGGACTGACGAGGACAAGGCCAAAGTCGCCCTGTTCGCGTTTGGTCTCACCGAATCTGAGGTGTTGGAGACTTCCGTGATCTCTCCGGCCAAAGCTGAGAAGGCGCTCAAAAAGCGCAAGCAGGCTTTGCCGGGTGATCTGGTGGTCGC